CAGTCACAGAAATAGCGATCACATTACCAAGTGCTCAGTCAGTGACTGAAGGTGATTTAGTCACACAAGCAGGTGGTGGATCACAGCAAGGTGTTGTCAAAACAACATCCAACTCAACTACAGTTACATTAATTGGTGTGACTGGAACATTTAATACTTCTGCTGATTTGATATTAAATGGAACTGGCACCGGAAAAACACCTTCCGCTGTCTCAACTACATACACTAGTAAACCCATGTGGACAACAACGATCGACGGGGGTACGTTCTAGCCTTAAAAAACCATGAATTCACAAAATAATGACGTTGATGTAAACACTTTGATTAAAATTTATAATCAAAAAATATCAACACTTACAAACCAAAATATACTTTTGGAAGCAAAATTGACCACTGTAATGACTGACTTTAATGATGAGAAAACTCAATTAGCAGCAAAAGCACTTGAGTGGCAAGAAAAATACGAAAACCTAGCAGCTGAGGTAGAAGCAGAATAATGGCAAAACCATCCACCAGACAAGGATTAATCGACTATGCACTTAGGAAACTAGGTGCTCCTGTGCTGGAAATTAATATTGACGATGATCAGATTGATGATCTGGTGGATGATGCGTTGCAACTATTCAATGAGAGATGCTTTGATGGTGTCGAAAGAATGTATTTGAAGTATAAATTTACTCAAAATGATATCGATAGAGGAAAGGCACATAATCAAACTGGTTCTACAAATACTGTAGGTTTAGCAGCAACTACAGGAACTTCAACAAATATTACTGGTTATGGTACAACAACTTCACAATTTGTTGAGACTAGTAATTTTATTCAAGTCCCAGATAGTGTAATTGGTATAGAGAAAATTTTTAAGTTTGATACCAGTTCAATATCAGGTGGTATGTTTAGTATCAAGTATCAGTTGTTTTTAAATGACTTATACTATTTTAACTCTGTTGAATTGCTACAATATTCAATGGTCAAGAGTTACTTAGAAGATATTGACTTCTTACTAACTCCTGAAAGACAAATAAGATTTAACAAGAAACAAAATCGTTTGTATATTGACATGGATTTCAATTCCATGAGCACTGATGATTATATTGTTATTGATTGTTTCAGGGCATTAAATCCTGATGATTTTACAAAGGTATACAATGATCCTTTCGTAAAGATGTATCTTGTTGCATTGATGAAAAGACAATGGGGACAGAACTTAATTAAATTCAGAGGAGTCAAACTTCCCGGTGGATTAGAATTGAATGGAAGAGAAATATATGAAGATGGAGAAAGAGAATTAGAATCAATCAAACAAAAGATGCAACTCGAATACGAGTTACCTCCATTTGACTTTATCGGGTAGAATGTATGGCACTCAATCCCTTTTTTCTACAAGGATCTCCCGGTGAACAGAGATTAATTCAAAATCTCATAAATGAGCAGTTGCAAATTTATGGGGTAGAGGTTACTTATATTCCAAGAAAATTTGTTAATAAACAGTCTATCATCGAAGAGGTGCAATCATCTAAATTTGATGATAATTTTTTAATTGAAGCATATGTGAATACCTATGAAGGATATTCAGGTGCTGGTGATATCATGACAAAGTTTGGTGTTAGTTTAAGAGATGAGATTACTCTTACAATATCAAAAGAAAGATTTGAAGATTTTATTGCACCATTTCTAAATGATGATGAATACGAACTTGCAACTCGTCCAAGAGAAGGTGATTTAATATTCTTTCCATTAGGCACAAGATTATTTGAAGTTAAATTTGTAGAGCATGAACAACCTTTCTATCAGTTGGGTAAAAATTATGTTTATCAACTTCAGTGCGAACTCTTTGAATATGAGGATGAGGTTATTGATACCGGTGTAGATGAGATTGATCAGGAGATTGAAGATGAAGGGTTCATCACAACTCTCAATCTTGTAGGAACAGGTGTAACTGCAACAGCGACTGCTGCAATATCAGTGAACTCTGGATACTTAAATTCTATTACACTTCTGAATGATGGAAGTGGATACACAGGCACTCCAACAGTTTCTATCAGTACAAGTAGAGTCACTGGTGGTACAAACGCATCTGCGGTTGCCATAACGACTGAAAGATCAGGTGTATTCTCAATCAAAGAAATTATACTTACAAACCCCGGTTCAGGATATACATTTGCTCCAAGTATTAGAATTCTTGGTGGAAACGGAAGTGGAGCGATTGCAACTTGTAACGTGGTGACTTCGGGTCAGGGTGTAATTAGTTTCAACCTTACTCAAGAGGGAAGAGGTTATACAACGAATCCTGCTGTTACAGTCGCAGGGCCAGGCATTGGAACAACTGCGTTAGTTACTTCAATTATTGACATTGGATCAGGTCAAGTATCCTCCTTCAGATTCACAAATCCCGGCACAGGATACACTGTTGCTCCTGCAGTCACTATTGCTGATCCAGATATTATTACTGGTCGTGGTAATTATCTCTACAATGATCTAGTTGTTGGACAAACATCAAATACAGAAGCAAGAGTAAGATCATGGGATGCTGATACAAAAGTACTGAAAGTTGCAAATGTAGGTATTGGTACGACAATCAGAGGATTTATTCCCGGTGAAGAACTTAGAATCCAAACTGGTATTGGTGCGACCGGATTAAAAATTCACAAAACTGTATTCACTGCTGGATTTACTACAACAGGTAGAAATTTGAGTGGTCTAACCACAGTGTTCAATGTAGGATCTGCAAATACAACTAAATTTAATGTTGGAGATGATATACAACCAATTGATAATGTAATCGGTGCAGGTGTCACTATTCATTCAATTGGTTCTTTTGGTGATGTATTCATGAGTGAGAGAACATTAAATACCGGATTCTTGCAGATGCAAACTATATCTGTTGGAAGTACATCATTCATCTCTTACAACATAAGTCAATATGATGATCGTGATATATATGATGATTACAGTAATAATGATGAATTTGAACTTGAAGCAGATGAGATCATTGACTTTGCTGAAACTAATCCCTTTGGTACATACTAATGTTAGGAACCTATTTTTATCACGAAATACTTAGAAAGACGGTTATAGCGTTTGGAACATTATTCAATGATATTCACATTCGTCATAATGATAATACTGGCAAATCAATCAGCGATATGAAAGTTGCATTGGCATATGGCCCAATGCAGAAATTTTTAGCAAGACTTGAGCAACAACCTGATCTAAATCGTGCAACTCAAATCACATTACCTCGTATGTCTTTTGAGATGACAAATATTTCATATGATGCTACAAGAAAATCTACAATCACACAAACATTCAAAGCATCTGATGGATCTAATTTAAGAAAAGTATTCATGCCAGTACCATACAATATTGGTTTTGAATTAAATATCTTGGTTAAACTAAACGATGATGGACTACAAATCATAGAACAGATTTTACCATTTTTTCAACCATCTTTTAATTTAACTGTAGACTTGGTAAGTGTAATTGGAGAGAAGAGAGATATTAGTGTTGTATTGGATAATATTTCATTCCAAGATGATTATGAAGGAGACTTTGCAACAAGAAGAGCACTAATTTACACACTTAATTTTACAGCAAAAACATATCTATTCGGCCCAGTTGCAGATACTCCAGAAGGTCTTATCAAGAAAGTTCAGTTGGATTATCATACAAATATGGATCGTGAGAATAAGAGAAGAGAACTTCGCTATGTTGTTACACCAAAAGCAGTCAAAGATTATGATGGTGATAACACTGCGGTTCTTACATTTAATATCAGTGCAACAGAGGTCAGATTTACTGTGAATGATACAACAAACTTCTCAGTTGGTGATCGTATTGTAATTGATAGTGAAGTAATGCAGATCAAAGAAAAACCAGATGCAACCACTTTAGTTGTGAAAAGAGGATTTGATCGAACACTTAAAGTCGAACATCTTGAACAGGCAAGAGTTAATAAATTAACTACAGCAGATGATAATCTTATAGATATTGGTGATGACTTTGGATTTAGTGAGACATCAAGCATCTTTACAGATTCATTGCAATTTAATCCTGCAACAAGGACAGACTCATGATGAACACAAATTTTGGCAGTATTGAAAAATCCCTGAACGTAGAAACATCGATTGTCAAAAAAGATGAGAAACCAGAATTACCAAATGTAGTTCTTAAGAAAGATGATGTTGAAAAAGATTACAAATATACAAGAGGTCAATTATATTCACTGATTGAAAAAGGTCAAGAAGCAATTAATGGTATCATGGAAGTTGCAGGTGAAAGTGCAAGTCCAAGGGCATATGAAGTTGCAGGTCAGTTAATTAAATCAGTTGCAGATAGCACTGATAAATTAATGGATCTCCAGAAAAAGATGAAAGATATCGATGAAGAAAGCACTAAGACACAGAATAATGTCACAAATAATGCCTTGTTTGTGGGGTCTACAAGTGAATTATCAAAAC